ACGGTATAATAAGTCTATTCACCAAAGATATCCAAAAAAAGAAACACCTTGTAAACAGAAGCAAAATACAACTAAGTACAGCAGGAAAAGACACAACATCAGGACTTATTGGTGGAGGAGCAAACTATGTATTCATGGACGAAGCACAAGACTTATCAGAAATCCTATACAGTAAAATAAGACCTATACTTCGTGGACAGATATTGGGTGACCCAAAAATCGTATTTTCAGGAACACCAAGAGCAAGGCAAGGATTCTTTTATAACAGTATAAATAATGCATACAGAATATATGAAGATAATCAAGTAACACAAAACCCAGAAGGAATATACTCATTACACAGAAAACCAACAGTATTCTTGGACGAAGAAGATAACATAATAAGTACAGGAACACCTCGTATAACAATAGATGAAATGGAAGAAGAAAAAATAGCATTATCACTAATGGAATTCAAGCAAGAATACGCATTACAATTCCTTGATACATTAGGAAAAGTATTTCCAACAAAACTCATAGAAGAATGTGAATCAAACGACCCATTAGAATTTGGAAGTTTAAAACCATGTGTAGCAGGATTAGATTTTGGAAAAATAAATAACAATAGTGTACTATTCATAGCAGAATTTGACAAATACAAAAACTTAGAAATAAAATACATGCACGAATGGGAACTTGGAACAAAATACACAGAAGTAACAGATTTCATGAAAAACACTATCCCAAAACATTACCCAAAACTAATAAAATTATCAGCAGATATAACAGGAGTAGGACAAGGTGTATTAGAACACTTTGATGGATTTACAACATACGAAGTAGAACCAATAATGTTTTCACAACGCTCAAAAATAGATTTAGTAGAAAATACAGTAGCAATGATGGAAGCAAATAAAATATCATATCCATATCATAAAAGATTCCAAATGGAAATGAGTCAATACATGAGGGAAATAGGAAAAAATAACTTAATAAAATATGTAAAAGGAGAAAGTGACGATTATGTAGATGCTTATGTGTTATGTGTAAGAGCAGGAACAACAGCAGAAATACCAGTAGACCCACAAGTAATACAAATCGGCTCAAACTTATTAGGAAACAAAGTAAACATAAACCAACCACCAAAATTACAAAGAAACAATAACCAAAATTTATATAAAAATAGAAGAATCAGGGTGTAAATTTATATGGAAAAAATAGAAAACCAAATGATAATAAAAAACAAAGAAGCAAATGAAGAACCAAAAATGAGTGTAAAATTTGCTCAAAATGTTAGACAATATACAAAAGAATCATACTCACAACAATTCGTTAATTATAGAAACATAGCAGGACAACAATCAATATCAATAGATATTATAGATGGACTATATGATAGTACAATATTTAATAGATTGTTAAACAAAATAGCAAGTGATGCTATACCAGATATGTATACAATACAAATAGTAGATGTAGATGGAAATAGATTAACAGATTTAGAACAAGAATGTAGAGTAATGCATGCAAACCTTACCAGACAAAATTTAAGATATATTTTTAGAGATATGTTAAAATACGGAAGTACATGCACATATATTGGTGATTTTCAAGACGGAGTATTACAAGAACCATTTAACCTCGATATCCAGAATGTAGAACCAAAAATAAATACATCAGAAGGAACTATAGATGCATGGGTATATAATGACGGTGATAATGAAATAGAAATACCACCAGAACAAATAATGTTTTTTGCATTAGACCCTTTAACAGGAGAAATATTTGGTCGAAGTATGTTAGGACCAATTATACACATTCTCCACTTATTTTTAAACACAGAATTAAATTTATCAGAAATTGTAGATAAATTCGTTATACCAATTTTATCTTGGATTGTAAAAGATGAGAGTGTAAATGACCAAAAACTTACTCAATTAGCGAATAGTATAATGAACCAATATCAACAAGGTGATGATATAATTTTAGCAGGAGATATATCTACTGAAGTTATAGGTGCTGCACAGTCACAATTTGACCTTGTTCCAATTTTACATGAGCTTAAAGAAACATTAGGTATTATGACTGTTCCTTTCCAGATTTTAGGTGGGAAAGCAGATAATTTATCAAGTTCTACTGTGCAATTGAAAACTTATTTACAACAAATTGGTGATTATCAGAGTATTGTTTCTGATGGGCTTGTTAGAAATTTATATAAACCATTTTTAACATCATTAGGTAAAGAATCTGGTCTTGATTATCAGAATATTTATATTAACTTCCCAAGAATTACAATTGAAACTCCAAGTGAGAGTATTAAAGCTATTATTCCTGCTGTTCAAGCTGGTTTAATGGATAGAGAGGAAGCAAGAAGTGATATTGGTCTTCGTGGTGTTCCAGTTCCTATAGATGAAATTGAAATAACACAATTACAAGTCCAAGCTCCTCAAAATAAAGATGGAAGGGGTGGCGACCCTAATAATGAGCCAAGTCAAAATTCAGGTGATAATAATGGAAATTAATAAGGTGAAAATATTTTACTGTACTGAGTGTAATAGACGATTCTTAGATGAAGATGAATTAACCACATGTCCAGCGTGTGGTAGTTCTATCATTGCAGGAATTCCGAGAGATACTGTGCAGATTATATTGAGCGAAGTGTGATAATTAGTGAAAAAGATAAATAATTATAAACAATTAAAACAAATATCAGAAGAAATATTAAAAAATAAAGGTGTAGCTACAGCTAAGGAAGTTTATTCAGAAATAAATGATGAATATACAATAAGTAGGGTTAGAATTAGTCCAAAAAAAGTATCATCATATCTGAGACCTTTTTCGTCAGGAAAAAAGGATAAGAACAAAGTTTTAATTTTTAAATATAAAGATTAAACCATTTTTGTAAACCACGCTCCTATCTTTATATACAAACACCGAACATAAATAATAATAGTAATATTAATTAATATTAAAATAATATAAACTATTTTTTAGGAGTCAGATATATGGCTGATAAAGTTAAGTTTCATGATGTGCAACTGTTTTCATTTAACGATGAAGGAAATGCAAATAAACAGCATTTAAGTGTTAAAGGATATGCTATACACACAGGAAGGTTTCACGGCATAATTGAAATACCAGAAAGTGAAATACAAAATGCAGCAAATACATTAAACGGTAGAAAAATATTCAAAAACCATGAATACGATACCGATGATGTATTAGGAAAAATACTAAGTACCAATGCTGAATTAGACCCATACAATAGCAAAATGGCAGTAACATACAATGGATATATCGATAAAAACGAAGAAAAAATTATCTACAAAGTCGAAAACGGATTATTAGATTCAACCAGTATAGGATTTGAATTTGAACCAGAATGCGGAATTTGTGGAAAACCTTTAAAAGAATGTCATCATTTCATATGGGATGAAGGATTCTACATAATAGCAAGAAATGTAAATGTATTAGAACTATCAGTAGTAGGAATACCAGCAGACAAAGATGCAACAGTAGAAGCAATGGCATTTTCAAAGAACAAATTTATGGAAGATTTAGAAAACCAATTTAGTTATAAATTTAAAGCTCATAAAGGAGATGTTCCATTAAATCAAAATACCCTAACAAAAGAACAAATTTTTGTAGGAGATATATTAGAAGATAAAATTGATTTGAAGGAAGAAATTAATAAGATGCTAAAAGAGGCATTTGAAAAAGAAAATATAAAAAGTGATAAAATGGCAGAAGAAAATAAAAAAATTCTTGAATTACAAGAAAAATTAACAACAGCTAACGATAAAATCACAGAATTAACTGAAGCTCATGATAACAAAGTCTCACAATTAAAAACAGATTTTGAAACAGAAAAGAATGAGGCAGTTGAAAGCTTACAAGACCAAATCGTTGAAGAAAAAGGTAAAGCTATAGAAGCACAAAATGCTCTTGAAGCATTACAAGAAGAAATAGATGGATATAAAGAAACTATATCTAATTACGAAGACAAACTTGCAGAAATCGACCAAGCAAGATTATCTGATAAAAAAGCAGAATTATTAGCATTACATAAAGAGCTAACCAAAGAAGAAGAATTTGATGGATTAGATGAAATGGATGAAACATTTATTGACAAACAAATTACTATGCTACAAAAAATTAAAGAAAATCAAGGTGTAGTAAAAAGATTTACCAATAAACAAGTACACAACCCATTCAAACAACAAGCACAACCTCCAGAAGATGGTGAAGAAGCTTTAAGTTTAGAAGAATTTATCGGAAGCAAATTCAAAAAATAAATAACCTTAACGGAGTAACGATAAAATGGCAAATAGAAAAGCAGATGCAATCACAATGACTGCTGAAGAAGATATATTAAAAGCAAAACAAGCTATCGGTGCAAAAGCTAAAAGACAAACAGTCGGAAAAGCTGTTATCTTCGGAGACACAACTATCAGAAATAATCCTGGTATGAAAGAAGCTAACGAAGGCGACGAAGCAAAATTTGCAGGCGTAATTAAAGCAGTAAGCGGAGAACAAGTAAGAGACTGTTCAATGCCTTATAACATCGGAGATGTAAACTGCCCAACAAATGTATCAGCATCAGTAGAAAGAAATTGCGAAACAGTAGTATTATTATCAAGCGATGTAGACGCAAATGGCGAATTAAAATTAGGCGACAACGGAACTTTCCAAGCAGCAGCATCAGGTGACGATGTAGTAGGAAGAGCATACGAAGAAGGGGAAGATGGACAACCTATAATGGCGTACATAAGTGCTGCACAATAAACAAAATAAAAAAGAAGGAAATTGATATTTATGGCAAATACAAACATAGGACAATTCGCAGCTGGTGGAGTAACTACATCTGATGACAGATGGGACCCACAATTAGCAACAACTCTTATCCAATACTTAGAAAGAGAATCAGATTTCAGAAAATTCGCTAAAACTGTAACTATTCAAAACACATTTTCATACACAATACCAGTAAAATACGAAGCTGGTATAGCAGTAGAAGTTGTTGAAGGTGCAGAAATACCAAAATTCAGAGATGTATACGACAAAATCACAGTTAATGTTATACAAAATGGTACTGGTATCAGAATGACTGAAGAAGAACAGTTATTAATGGCATGGGAACCTGATTACTTCCAAAAAGAAGCAACAGCTGCAATGAGAAGAATCTTGAAGAAAGAAAACAAAGATATTGCAGAAGTTTTAATGGCTGGAGCAGGTATCGAGAAAAATATATCAGGTGGATTACTATTATGGGAAGACATCGTAGATTTCAAAGCTGAAATGGAAGACCAAGAATACATGGTAGAACCAGGTATTATATTAATGAGTCCATTCAGATACAACGACTTAGTAAAAGACCCAATGTTCCGTGACTACTCACAAAGTGGAATTGGTGGAGTCTTAGAAAGTGGACAAGTAGGAAGAAAAGTAGCAGACATGACTATCTACATCATACCAGAAGTAGGAGATTCAGTTTACTTAATCGACCAAACTTTAGAACCATTATGGTTAGTCCAAATGGGTCAAGCAAATGTATACAAATACTTCCTTGATGAAACAAGAGAAGATGTACTCGACATAACAATATACGAAAAACCAGTTGTTGTAAGAATTGATGCAATTGGAAGATTAGTAATAGGACCTTAATCTTATTAACTAATCATATTTTATTATTTTAAATCAGAAAAGACGGTGATATGATGGCAGGAAAACCAAAAGGAAAAACAAAAACTGAAAAAGAAGCAGAGGCAAAAGTAGCCGAAGAAGCTAAAATTAAAGAAGATGCAAAAATAGTTAAAGAAAACGAAACAAAAAAAGCTCCAAAAGAAAAAGAAGAGCCAAAAAAAGAAAAAAATTACTATAAAAAAGCAATCTTCGAACCAGTTAACTCAGCAACACAAACAAAAATCTTTGACCTAACTGTAACAAAAAACATTGAAATAGATGGAGTATTACAAAAAACAAAAGAACCAAAATACAAAAGTCTACCAGCATATCTAACAGTATACAAAGGAGATATACCTTTAAAACTAACAAAAGAACAATATGATGACCTTAAAAAAGAAGGCATAATTGAAACAAGAGAAGAAAGAGATGAAAGGTTCAGACTCGGAGAAAAAGCTATACCAAAACAACACGGTGTAGATAAAAGATTAGCTCCAGCATCAAAAATAGCAAAATTATATGAAAACATATTAGTAGAAGTAGATGAGTAAAAATGATATATACAACTGATTACATCAGAAAACTTTTAGAGTTAGACCCAAGAGTAATTGATGATGAACAAATCAGTTTTCTCATCGACCATTATACAGAATTAATACAAGCTAAAACTGGTGCAGGAGTAGATGATATAGATACTCCTTTATTTCAAAATGCAGTTATGGAAGGAATAGCTTGTAATTTATCAATGACAAATAAAGGTTCAATAATACAACCAAATAGAGTAAAAGTTGGATATTACGAAGAAGAAACACGCTCAAGAGCTGATGTAAACAGAGACCCAACATGGTGTGAAATGTATGCTGATTCATTGGATGATATAATAGCATATATCCAAAAAGCATATGGATTTAAAGCATTAACACGACAAGGAGCGAGGGAAAAGCGTGGCTTTTATTAATACTTTACCATTACTTGAAAATCCTGAAATTGAAATAACTCTTTTAAAAAGAAAAAAATCCTATGAAAAAAATAAAATAGGAGACCAAAAAATCAAATGGAAAGAGATAGAATCAATAAGAGGAGTAATTCAAAGAAAACAAAATCAAGAAATTGATTTTAGTGGTTCAGAAAGTCAAATAGCATACTTCGGAATGTTCTTACCAACAGACAACCTTTTAATACCAAAAAACAAATTTGAAGATTACAGGATAAAATTCAAAAGCGATTACGAAACCATTGTACTAAAGATAAAATCATTTGACCCAAACCTATTCATAAGACTAAATAGAAACCATATAGAAATGGAATTAGAAGAGGATAGAAAATGGAATGCGATTATAACGAATATGGGGAAGTAATTGCTGAATATTTTCCAGTTAAACCAGAAAAAAGTTTAGCAATATTTTTACATTCAGCTAATTCTGCTGAGAAAGGACATATAGCTCAAAAGGTTTGGACAAGAGTAGGACAAGAAATAGTTCAACGAGCTAAAGGATTTTTAGTAGAAAATGAATCTTATGATACAGGAGCTCTTTATAACAGTACACATGCAGAAATACATAATGGAAGTTTACAACTTTTAGCAGATGCAAGAAACCCAAGAAGTGGATATGCTTATGGAGGAGCAATAGAATATGGACATGTACTTCGTAATGGAACATTTTTTGGTGCAAAACCATTTTTAAGACCAGCAATAATGTTATCTATTAACCATATAAGAGGAGAATTTGGAAACGAAATAATGCAAGATTATATGGCTAAAAATCATGGTGCTGGAGGAATAGAAAGTGGATTTATGAGTTTCGGTATAGGAAGCGGTAATCTTGGTAATATAGGTCAATTTGGTAGATGGCAAACAGGTAGTAGATTTGGTGGATGGCAAGCAACAACTTTCAAAATGGCACAAAGACAAACATTGAAAGTAAGAAACCTTAATTTAAAAGGTATGGAAAGTGTAAATACCAAAGCAATGGGTGGATTTAGCATAAGACACTACGGAAAAAGTGTATCAGACTTTATGTAATTTT